TCAAGGGACCAGAATAATCCTGACGGTGAATTAGAGCCACCACGCACTGGAAGGCCTTGTAGGATCTTTCCTGTGGCTGCATTGACCCGATTGGCGTCAGCCGATACCCAATCATCAATATCACCTGCTGAACAGTTCCAGATCAGGCCGTCATTGCCGTAAACAAACACATAAGGATGTAATGCAACGACCCCGCCTGAAATAGAGACTTCATTGTCAAAGGTCAGTGTTGTTGTGGCTGAGATCGTTGCCGCCTGGCTGAGGGTTACTGTCGTTGAGACGACAGATACAACGGTTGTGCCAGCAGGAATACCAGGACCTTTAACGACTTGACCTGCAGCAATCTTGGTGCTGATAGCGGCCAAAGTGACTGTTGTTGTGCTGTTAAGCACACAGCTATCCACCGCGAATAAGCCGGCAGCCCATAAGACTGAGCCTGACAATGGCCCACACAACAAGCGTGTGTTGGTTTCATTATCGATGTCTTGCAGGTCTTGCGAAGGGTGTGCAAGCAACAGATTCGTGTTTTGATCAACCGAATCAGTAAACGTATCAAACTGCCATGAGTTGTTATCTGAGGCGGTAAACGGCGAATCAATCGCTGAGATCTGTAACAAGACACCAGAGCCAGCACCACCGAGGTAAGTGTTGGCAATCGTTAAGAACTCACCAGGCACATAACGTACACCGCCACCTGTCAGGGTAACGGCAGTTACTGCGCCACCTGAAACTGTCACGCTAGCCCTTGCGCCACTGCCAGTTCCTGAAGTGCTGTAAGCCAAAGGCACATTGGTGTATGAGCCGTTGGTATAACCGCTACCTGCCGTGGTAATACTTACCGTTGTGACAGGTCCTGCAAAGCTAAAGTCCGTAACGCCAGCGCCGACACCATTGTTGTTAATGGGTACGACCTGTAAGCCGTCTGAATAGCCGCTGTAGACGTTGTTATAAAGGCTTCGTACAACAACAAAAACCCCTCGAGAGGGGCCTGCAAGGTTGTTGACAATTTCTCGATAGCCGCCCATCTTTCTTGGCCGAGCCAGTTCGCCACCAAACTTCTGGAATCGCACCCAGCGTCCATCGGTGTAATACTCTTTATCAAAGAGCGTCCCATCCCGCTGAATGCCGGGGCGGGTATCAAGGGCAAAGACCTTTTTTGTCAAAACGTGCCCCCAGAAATGCCACCTGTAAAGTTGCCCGTGCCAGTGACTGCAAGCCCTGTGGTGTTGACCTCAGCAATAAGACTGCCACCCACTGAAATGCCAAATCGACTTGAGCCAGGCCGATAAATACCTGTATTTGTTTCGCTTGCAAAGTTCAGTGAGGGACTTGCAGCCGTACCATTGACCAAACTGATAGCCGTACCGCCAGCAATCGCTGTATTGGCGTTTAAGAGGTTCGTACCATCACAGATTAGGGTTGCCTGTCCTGAGGCTGGAACGGTTGCTGTAGCCCCTCCGGATATACCTGTAGACACCGTTAAGGTAAAGATGCCTGCAGAGCACTGGTTACTAATCACATACAGATTAACAATCGGCGGGACAATGATTGTCACATTACCCGTCAAGGTGCCGTTGTAGATCTGGATCGTATTGGAAGCTTCATTGGCAGTCAGCGTGTAAGTGCCTGTTGTGACAGTTTTGGTAAGTGCTGAGAATTCAAACTGCGTACTGACACCAAAGCCAACCGTCACAAAGGTCGTGCCTGTGCAGACAATAAAGGCCGACTCATTGGGATTGAAGTCTTTTGTTGAGGCGCCATCAATCAGTTCGCCTGAATTACCACTAACCGTTAGGGTGCCTGAGCCGCTGTTTTTAACCAGGAAGAACCAGTTATTGCCCACTGTTGTTGCAAGCGGCAATGTGGTTGTAGCGGTACCGCCTGTCCACACATAAGTCTTTGCACGATCGCCATCAACAAAGGTCTGATTGGCAACCACTGAGGCAACAGGATGGCTTTGATTGAGCGTAGCGCCTACTGCTAGAAGTCCAGCACCAGCCAGGGTGGCAGCATCTGCTGACGAGGTGCCAGCGCCAAACTGCACATTCGCCCAAGTGCCATAGACGTTGCTGTTGTCAGTCAGGTAGATGTATTTGGCAACGCCTGAAGCAACCGTAATGATCGTGCTATTGCCATCATAAGTCTTTACCGTGATGGTATTGGCACCCGTGTTACGGATAAGAGCGTCTTGGCCTACCGAAACCTGATTAGCAGGTGGCATACGAAGTTCATACGCACCCGAGGACGTAACGTCCATGATGCGTGCTGCCGGTGTTTCGGTGCTCAGGTTGCCATTAATAGGCCAAACAAGCTGTAAGTTGCCTGTCAGCGATATTTGCTCGTAGGAAACGTCCGTCGGCTGTACAACGTCGCCTGTGAAGGGGCTTACATAGCTCATGATTAACTATCCGCGGCAATGGCCTGACGATCTGCGATACGCAGCTTGTCTTCAGCCATGAGGGTTTGAATGATGGCGTCGTACTGAGCCTGCCATAACGGAGTGCGCTCGTCGTTTTTAAGGAAGGGCATTGCTTGCAAGAGCGAGCCATATAAGAGTGCTTGGGGTGCGTATACCGTAAACCAGTTCGTTTGATTGGCTGAACTCAGCGGCTGGACACGCTCGTAGTACAAGACCTCAAAGTTGTAGGCAAGCGTTGGTGTTGGGGCTATGAACCAGTGCGTGTAGTCGTAATCACAATAAAACTTTGGAACACCCGTCTGAGTAGGATCGGGCCAGTATTCACGCAGGTACTCGTACTTGCGCAGCAAGATGGGGTAGCGCTTGCCTGCAACCGTGATGTTCATAGACACGGTTTTATGCCAACGTGCTGGCTTGTCGATAATTGGATTAGCAGCCGTCAATGTGTTGGACTGTACGGTCAGGTTCCCAAGGAACTTAATTTGGCTTGCAATGACTTGCTCAGCCAGCCCAATAAATGTGGGGATGCGATCGATGGTAGCGTCGTCTGTGCGCTCCAGATATTGCTGGATGTCAAGCACCAGACTGTCGTAAGTCATTGCATAGGCGACTGTCATTACCACACCTTCTTCTTAATCGATTCGGGCTGGGGCACGAACTGCTTGCCTTGCCGCATTCCTTCACGCTTGGCTCGAGTTGTTGCCGCGTATTCAGAAGGTGTGAGCTTCTCTCGTGCTGCCTTGGGCAAGTAACGCTCGCCGGTTGCCTTGGGTCCTTGAGTGCTGGGTTTACCACTTCGTGTTCCCCAGTCCTCTTTGGTCCACTTTGAGAGCGAATTATCCGCTTTTTTAGGCCCTTTGTAACCCCCGCCCGAGGCTTTGTACTTCTGGGTGGCTAATTGGGCCTTACGGGCGCTCCACTGGCCTGGATTACCCCCTTTGCCGGATGCTTTAACAGAAGCAACGATGCGCTTCCATTTGGCCGGATCTGACTTGGTTGCTGAACTCATCGCATTAACGCGGCCTCAGCCGCCCTCCTACGGGTTAGTCCTGGCAAAACCCTGCCAGCGGCTTTATTCCACTTCAGGCATTCATCCGCGGCACCATCCCAGTTATTAGCGTCAATACGCTTCTTGAAGGTGCTGACCCTGTAATTGCCAAGGCCACAGTTATAGGCCCAGCTTGTAACCGCTGCCATGCGCCTTGGGAGCGCTTTAGAGAGGCCTGGTGACATCTTAAGCAGTCCGCGTACAAAATACTCAACGTGATGGTCTAAAGCGTCCTCGCACTGCTCAAGCGTCCAGATAGTTCCAGGATTGATGTCTGGGCCTGTAGCACCCCAGCCAATCGTCCAAGGATGTCCTCTGGTACCGGGATCGGGATAGGCTTGAACTCGTCCATCAGGCAGACGCTTTGCCAGCCCTTCAAAGGGCTTGATCAGTACATCTTTGCAAAGCTTCTTTGCCTCATTCACTAGATTTCTCAGCAATCAATCGGTTAACGTGTTCCCACAGCGCATGGATCTGCCTATCGTGATCCTTTTCCAGGTAATCAAGCCGCGTCTTAATGGTCACGGCATAGACGGCTACGCCAACAAGCGCAACCCCCAAGAACCAAACCCTTGCGAGGGAATCGATCAAGGCTTCCATTACCCACCTTTTTGGTACTTCTCTATGCTTCTCCCGACAAACCAAAAACTGATCATCATGTTCAGCATGGCAAAGTCATCCTCGTCGTAGGATTTGGTGAGAACCTCAGCCCAGTTGGCATTGGTCTGGAAGGCTATCGTCAAGCCAGCAGCCTTGACAGCCACATATACGCCAAATGCAATCCAAGTAAGACCGGGGCGGGTAATAGCAGTGATAAAAGAAGCCAGCCAGCCAGCCTCTTTTGCTGTTTGGGCCTGTTCCTTAAAAGCCTCCTTAATCGTGTCCATTTGCGAGATCGAGTAGTCCACATACTTCTCCTCCATCTTGAACTCGCCCCTCATTTTTTCGAGGTCGGTTTGAAGCTGGAACATACTCAACTCATGCTGGCGCTCGTTCTTCTTGTCCAAGAACTTCAGGACTTCCGGGGCGAGGCGGAAGATACCGCCGAAGATGGAACCAAGAAGACCGCCGCTTAGCAGATCAAACATAATTATCCCTTGGCCGTTACGATGTCCTGACCTTTTTTGACCGTTACTTTGCTGCCTTCAACGTCAACCTGCATGGGTTGCTCGGCACGGTCCAGTTTGTCAAGACGATGGATAAGGTCTTTAATAACTTCAAACTCAGGCTTCTCTTGCTTGGCTGCGGTTCCCGCAATGCCGTTAAGCATCTGAATAAGTGCAGTAAGTGAAGCGCCAAGCAAGCCCATTACAGCGGCGATCTTTTCGCCTTCAAGGAAAAGAGATGCACCAACACCCACGAGTACGATTAGGAAGATATACAGTAAGCCGTCTTCACCGATGGCTTTACCTGCTACTTCTTTGGCCGAGTCTTGTGCTTTAAGCTCATCAAGCCTAATTCTGGCCTGGGCTTTAAGCACCGCTAGTTCGTGAGTTTTGTCGTCCATCAGATACCCAATAGCTTTTTAACAAACTCAGCCGCAGCGCCAGGGCCGAGCAGCACTGCAGCAAACACCGCAATGATCCAATACTCAATCTTAGTCATGCGCTTATCGCCGTTGTTAAGCTGATCAGTTATCGCTTGATAACGGTTAGCGCACTCCTTCTCATGGGCGCTCATTCTGGCTTCTAGCACGGCATGTCTCGTCTCAATCGAGTCCATAGTTCATTAGGCGGCCTGTCGTTGATACATTGCGCTACAAATCAGGGTAAGCATTATGTCAGCCTCGCGTTTCTTGCTGCGAAACTTGTGGCACAACCTGAGCCTTCAGCTTGTCAATCAATACGACTACCTGAACGTAAGGCATAGCACCCAAAGCATTCAAAATGCTATTGACTTCATTAAGGGTCAATTCAAGATTGACAACTTGATTGTTCAACGCTCAACTCCAAGGAAGGGTCGCCTTAACGGCAACTGGAACTTTTTGCCCGTCTATTTGAGCTTGCACTTCTTGCTCAATAGCAACAACCCTTTCTGGCTCAAGAGCCTCTTTGGTCCAGGCAATAGCCTGATCATGCGTTAATTGATCGTATGGCAAGAAATTATTTAAGTCGGCAGGTTTCAAAACAACCGAATAATTTACGGATGCTGTAAGGTCACCTTCTTTGCCATGAACTGTAAAGTTACTTAATGTGACCGTATTTGGGCCAGGGCTTTGTGCCACCTTAAGGGCCTCAATCTTCCATGTGAATGCCATCATCAATTCCTTTACGCTACAACAGCAAGCTTGCGAAGGTTGCCGCTAGAGTCTTTAATCTCTATGTAACCCGCAATCGATAAGACAGACCCTGTGTAAGTTCCAAAAGATACCTTGCCCGCATTTTTTGGCGTGAGCAAAAGATCAATATCTGTGTCTGAACCGCCGACCATTAATTGAGGACCACTACCAGTTACGTTGCCTCTAGCCTGCAAATAATTGACTGCTGAAGCAAGATTGGCAATCCGAAACTGCTCGCCACCACCAGTTAAAAAATTATGAAATCCGCTGTTCTTTGATGAGTATTGGATATTTACATTGGTATCCGAACCTTGAGCACTGATCTTGGCTCGTGCGTCAGATGAGTTGCCTCCAGTGATCTCGACGTAGTTATAAGCATTTGCTGTATGCGCTACGCGAAGCTGTCTGTCAGTAGAGTTGGTAAAGAAATCAAAAATGCCTGTTCCTTGAGTGCCGAAAGTCATGGATACGTTGGTATCTGACCCTGCGGCATAAAACAACGGGCTTGAGCCTGTTGATGATCCTACAGCCTGAAAGTAATTAACCGCCGTACCGAACGTATAGGCAAAAAGGGCTGTTCCGTCAGCCGTTCCAAGGGATACGCCACCAAGAGCACCCTTGCCTGTGATCTTTACTTCAATGTTTGTATCAGAGCCAGTAGCCGATATGGCCGTAGGGTTGCCGGTGGCAGAGCCGCCGATGGTTAATGTATTTGCGGTGCCTGCAAGTGCTAAAACGCCTGCATCACTGAGCGTTGCCGTGGAATTCTGAATGATTTTCCCGGTGGTCAAATCAAATCTTACGACTGCGTTATCAGTAGCGCTTGTTGGCCCGATTACGTCGCCAGTGCCAAGACCTGAGGCAGTAAGTGCAATGCCTCCTGCCGTATTGGAAATGCTTAGCGGTGGGCTAACCGTGATATTGGCTAGGGTAAAGCCTGAGCCATTACCGATTAGTAGCTGGCCGTCACTTGCAGCGGCACTAACACCTGTGCCTCCGCTACCGATGGGTAAGGTGCCTGTGACGCCGTTCGTTAAATCAATTTGCGCCCAGGCTGGATTGTTATTGGTACCCGTATTAGAGAGGTAACGTGTGGCCGTAGTGCTCTTGGCAAGCCTGGCTAAGGTGTTAGCCCCAGAGGCGTAAAGCAAGTCGCCTTGAGCCGTTAGAACCGATGATGCAGATGGCGCAAATGATAGGGTTCCAGAGCCATCCGTTTGAACGGCTTGATATGCCGAGCCGTCAGCAGCCGGATAAGTTAGGCCCGCAGGGTTGTTGATGAGCTTTTTGACGGTCCCTGATGAGTTCTTTGCATAGAGCGCCATCCCACTGTCGTGGTAATTGATGGCAAGCTCACCTGCGTTTAAGTTGCCAGCAGCGGGTGCTGTGGTTGAGGCTGTATTGGTCCGATAAAGCTGGATTGGTGTGTAATTCGGTGCGGCCATGATGTCACCCTAATACCAGTTCTTGAGTGGATAGAAGCGATTTTAAGGCCTTCAGTACGTCTTGAGGAGGCACAAATTTGCTTGGGTCGTGTTCAGTATGCTCCCACCATAAAAACTGATTAGGAGCCAGTAAGGAGCGGTCTTTCAGAAGATTGATGTTCTCAGGATGCCCGAAAATCAGTGGGTCGGATACAGACCACAAGACAACCCCTGGCTTTCCCTCATCCCATCCCAGGTGTTGAAGAAATGAATCGCAAGAAATCCAAGTCTTGCACTGCTGGATGAGTTTGCGCACTTCAGTGAGAGGGAGATTCTTGCGAAAGTCTGCTACCAGTTGTCTCTCGCCTTCGACCCCAACTTGGATAATTGGCTCGTCAATCAGGCGAATTAACGCTTCCCAGTAGGGATAGTTCTTGGGATTCTCTTTGCCGTTGCGTAATTGCTTGGCAAATGGCGCGATCAGAATCATAAGTACATTTTCCGATAGGCGTCTTCAAGGCTTGACTTCCACTGCCAGCGGTGCATCTTGCCGTAAATGTTAAACATCTCAATGTCGCCAAAAAGACTTTGAGCTTCAGCGATGGATTTTGACGGCACTATCTCAGGATAGCAACCAAAGACGATTGGGTTTTTAATGTGTGGCAGGACATGCGAAAAGACGATGTGATCGCCCATGCCGCTATTAAGTACCACGATGGTCTGATCTCTGAAGGCCATGGTATTGCGAAAGATCTGCTCGTCATGAGCAAACAGTTCTTGCCTGTTTTCCATCCGAATACCGCCCGATGGTGCCTTTAAGTGCCAAGTGACAGCATGAGGCACAACCAGTAACTTGTAGCCCTTTTTGTGTAGGCCGTAAGTAAATAGCGTCTCTTCTCGATGCGCTACCCGTGAGAGGGCAAGGTTGTAGTCGTAAACACCTGCACGATATAAAAAGGTGCAGTGCAAGTGCTCGACTTCCTGTGTCTTCTTGATAAGCCCCCACTGCAGGTTTGGCTCAGTGTAGATGTGCTCAATCTTGCCCGTAGCAGCACCGTCAAAGGTTTGAGGTGGTGTAAGGACTGAACCACCAACACCGCCGATGTGAGGGCCAACGTGCTTTAAGAGGTTCTGCAGGACATTAGGCTCTGGCAGTGCATCATCATCCACGCGCCACACCCATTCATATCCCATCCAATTAGCCATTTGATGGTTGTGATGTTGGCCCTTCTTGCCGGCATAGAGCCACTCCCAAGCGATCTCTTTGGCCTGCATCATGTAAAAGAGCTGCTTATAAAGCGGATCGCCACGCAGATCTTGCTGGTCATCGTTGTCATCAAAGATCACAAGCTTATCGGGCCTGCGGGTCTGATTGATGATGGCCTGCAACGCCATAGGCAGCGTTGTGTGCGTGCGGCCACGGGTTGAGACTGAGCAAAGAACGCTAGGCATGCCAGCGCCCGATGAGAAGGTTTAGGCGGTTGTGCTGATCAATCGGTTTTGGCCAATCAGAAATGTTGCCTTCTTCATCAATGTAATTGAACTCAAAGCCAGGAAAGTGCGATTCGTTTAAGCCATGCAGTTTGTGATGCGGTCCCCAAAAGCCTGGCGGCTCATTCATGGGTACGGTAAAGAGCAAGTTCTTGCAGTGCTTTTTAAGCTTTTGCAGGACCTCTAAGCCGTTATCAATATGCTCAATGACCTCAAAGGCAATGATCGTATCGTATTGCTCAAGGTCGATCTTATTGATGTCGGCGTTGATAAAGTTTGCCCTGTCAGCCCACTTTTGCTCTTTAGCCACTTCAACAATGATGGGGTCGTAATCAAGACCTGTGTATTCCACGCCGTCAGGCATGAACTGGAGGCCGTAACCACTTGAGCATCCGATCTCAAGGATCTTATTGCCGCGGACATGCTTAGCCGCCCATTGGTAACGCGTGGTTTCTCGAGGGAATACCGGGTCGCCTTTAAGGAATACTGCACGCTCCCAATAATTGGATAGCCGCCAGCGATACCAGTCAGGGTTGTATTTCTTGGCAAGCTTAAGTGAGTTGCGCAGGAAAATGTCGTGGTAATTGGGTACTAGACTCGTGTCTAAGACTGTGCCTTCGCCAGCGTGGTAAATCGGAAAGCCGCCAATGAAGATGTTGTCCTGCCATGCCTTGGGAGAGCATTCGCAGACCTCAAAGCCAGCCTTTTCTGCCTCAAAGCAAAATTCTGTGTCTTCGCCACCGCCAACGCCGTACTCGGTGTTCAGAAGGCCAATAGCATCGAAAACCTTGCGGTGAACCATAACGCAAAAGAACACTGCAAAGTCTCGGCCTGCAGGCTCTGATGGCCCTTTAATCACGCATGAGATGCCGCACCTTTCATTTTTGAAGGCGCTATCAAGCATCTGCAGCCACTGGCTCTTGGTTTGCGGCAACAAGACGGTATCGTTGTTTAGCAGGACGATCTTATCTGCTGTGGCAAAGCGTATGCCTGCGTTTGTGGCCCCAGAATAGCCTAAAGGCTGATCGTGCCAAATGACTTTAAGATGCTTTTCAAACCCAATGCTGGCAAAGGTTTTCTTGAGTGATTTGAGGTAATCCGACGTTTCATCCTTGCAGCCATTTGCCGAAATGACCAACTCAACCTCACCCATGTCGGTATATTTGAATATCGACTCAATGCACGGCTTTAACAGATCACTGCAATGGTTATATGTCGGGATGACAATCGAATATTTCACAGGGAGTCAGCCCCTACAGAATCCGCACCGATGGAATCTGCCGCAGGCACTATCCACTGACAAGTCTCTTCATCAAGTACAGCGTCCGGTGTTGGTTTTGGCGGGATAAACGCGTCACGAACGGGGTCGTAGGTGTAGCCAATGCCTGCGTAGTTTTTCCTAAAGTTGCCGTTGTAGCTGGTCTGTTTCCAGTGCGGATAACCGCCTGACCAGTTCTGGAGAAACCAAACGCCTTTCCATTCCTGCTCAACACCGTTTTGGTCAAGCAGTTCGTTGTTGTGAACGACATGGACTTCAAGCACCACGTTGTTCTGATCTAGCTTTGCAAAGTGAGACATGCTTTACCTCAGAATGTGATCGTGCCGTTGCCGGTGAATTTGTAGGTGCGATAACCGCCACTTACTGTAATCGTTGGTGATCCTGTTGTTGCCGATGCTGCTGGATATGTGTCTACATAACGGACTATCACAACACCTGACCCACCGGCTCCCCCGGCAACAGAAGAACCACCAGCAGAGCCACCACCACCGCTACCAGTATTGATCGCCCCAGCAGTGGGTGAACCAACACCACTGGCTCCATTCCCGCCTATACTACTTCCACCAGATCCAGAAGATGTATAACCACCTCCGCCACCGCCTGCTGCATAAAAAACACCTGAGCTAGTAGGCCATTCACTGCCAGTACCGCCGGCACCGCTTACCGATCCAGAACCGCTTGAACCAGCGCTTCCAGATCCGCCGCCGCCAGCACCACCAAAATTCCCTGCCGCATTACTACCTGTTCCGCCGCTATTCCCTTGTGATGGAGATGTAGAAGGTGTATTTCCATTACCTGCGGCACCAGCGCCATCATTCCCGCCGCCGCCCCCGCCGGACCCGCCATCACCACCAGTACGCGCCCCTGTTGAATTTGAGCCGCCACCGCCACCACCATACGCCTTAATGGTATTTGTACCTGCTCCTGATGGGCTTTCTGTAATACCTGTTCCCGCAATTGATGAATCCCCGCCGGATGATCCACGCGCTGATACTGATGTTGCCCCTGCCCCAGAGTTTCCAACGGTAATCGTATAAGTTGTTCCAAACGTCAGCGTTAGATTTGTTGATGATTTTCTAAAACCACCGGCCCCGCCGCCACCACCAGAATTAATACCACCCCCACCGCCCCCCGCAACAAGAAGATATTCAATTGAAATTGTCTGGTTAATAATGCTAGAAGAGGTATTGCTATACGAAATCCAACCTTGCGTTGCGTCAACGTAGACTAAGTTCACAGAGCCGCGACTTGTATTAATTATTCCGTTCGCTGTTGATCCGTTTAATTTATTGCTGTTAGGGTTAACCGTCAGGTTATTAGTACCCCACGTACCCGCATAATCTGTCAGCGTGATGACATTCCCTGCCGCTGGACTAGCAGGTAGCGTGACGGTAAATGCTGCGGAAGTCGTATTACACGGATAAGCCCTGCCAGCCACAGCCGTAAACCCCGTGGTCTGCACGGCCTGCCACGCCACACTGGATATACCAGATGTGCCTGACTGCGTGATGTTTGCGGATGTGATCTTGGTAGTCATACCGAATCAGCTCCTAGACTTGGAACAATCCACTGGCAGGTCGCTTCATCAAGCGTTGCATCATCGCTTGGCTTGGGCGGGATGAAGGCATCACGCGCTGCATCGTAGGTGTAACCCAGCCCAGCGTAATTTTTCCTGAAGTTGCCGTTATACGAAGTCTGCTTCCAAGTGCCGCCAAGCAGTCGTTCGCAAAAGGCTGCTCCGATGTATTCCTTCTCAACACCGTTAGCGTCTGCTGTGTCTTTGTTATCAACAACGATGACTTGCACAACAACGTCGTTTTCAATCTTTGCGAAATGACTCATCATTAACCTCTTGCAAATACACCATGATATTTATCGCGGGCTTCTAAAGCCACAAGCTCCGCGAATTCCAGATCTTCATGCCAGCCAAAAAACCTACGCTTTCTGTTTATTGAGAGTTCAACTACCCATTTCTGACATTTTTTATCCCAGCGAACATTTTTTACGCCACTCGTATTGTTTTTATGCAGCTTACGATTC